TGTAATGGTAATTATTTTGATTTAGATATGAATGGTTACGAGGTTTATCATTGTATTAGTAATTTTAGTAATCCATCAACAATTTGGAGATTCAAATCTTTTACTGTAATCAATGGAGATTTCATACAAACAAAAGGGACATTTACAAGCAACGATATAACTATTGATCTTCATGGTGATTTTCAGATGGACGACGCTCAATCAAATACTGGTTCTATTAGATTTAGATTAATAGGTACGGGCGACCAAGACATATATTTTGATAAATTAGGTGGTAATGGAAAAAGTGGTGCAGGGTTTATTGTTGATAAACCTAGTGGTACAGCAACATTTTATGACAATCTCAAACTAATAATCAACAACAGCTCTATGCTAATGCAATGGGTTCAAGGTAATGTTGTTTTTGATTCAACCTCCGTAATATGGGATTCTGGTTTTAACGCTGATGTTGATTGGGAAGGCGGTGAAAGAATTCGTCATTATAGAATATTAAAATCAAATACGGCAGTAAGCACAACATTATTAAGTAGATTAGACGTGATTGATTTTACTAATGATGGTTCTGGAAATTTAAATGGTGCCTCTGGAAGCCTTAATGTTACTGGCAACATAGTAGTATCAGACCCTTTTGGTGGTACTGTACCGATATTATTAACTGGCACCAACAACCAATCATTAGACTGTAATGGTTTTGCATGTACTACAGGCACACTATCATCAACAAAAACTGGTGGACAAATTACCTTACTTTCTGATTTCATATCAGCATCATTAGACTTTTCAGTAGTCACTGGTGTTCTTTGTACAAATGAATTCGATTTTAATGTAGATAATCTAACAGTAAGTGCAGATGCTGAATTTCAAAAGACACCACTAAGTACAATTACATATAATTCATTAACTGGAGCAATAGTAAACGTTACTCTGTGTGATCTAACAAAACCTAATTTATTTAATCCTCAAGAATGTTGTATCTCTCAAACCACAGCAGAGCTAGATATTAAAAGTGCTTATTTAATAAGTAGTGCTGACAGATTATATTGGTACACATCTAAAAGTGCTGTTGCACCAGATGAAGCTGACTTAATAAGCGGAGCTGGAGCTGAAAGATTTGGTACTAGAAGTGTAGCACCAACTATTTATCAAAACGGATATCTGTTAAACTCATTAGAACCAGATACTACTTACTATACTTATTACATGCAAACCTCAACGGGTGGAAATTCTGTAATTGTTGAAAGCGGAGCATGGTCAACACTTACTCCATCAATAGCCGATAATCCTATTTATGCAAGAGCAAAGGCAACAGCATTAAGGCTGATTGCTAAATATGGCCAAGATGTAGTAATATACAATATCATAGATGGTGATCCATCTGACTCTGCACAGCCTTGGAAGCCAGCAGAACAGACAGATAGTGGTAAGCAATTAAAAATGGCATTCTTTAACGAAACTCGTGTTGATCAGTTTGGTAAGATAAGAGAAGACGATAGCCTAATAGGTCAAGGATTTGAGTATGCTTTAATGGGTGATAATGAGTTTGAACCAACACTTAAAAGTGTTATCATTAAAGCAGATGGAACAAAACTAAAGATTAGATATATCAATAAAGTATATCCAGCTGGTGACGTTGTTCTCTACAAAATAGGAGTCAAAAGATAATGGGCGAAATAAGAGATGAATTTAAAGCTGCTGGAGTGGAATTTGGTACTCAAACAACCAATGGTAATTGGAGATTAAAACCATCTGGCACTTCAGTAATATTCTCAGTATTAGTGGCATCAGTATTTGTTGATATTTTAACCATCACAGAAGCTGGTTTGGTAACTGTAAATGCTGGTAATATTAATGCAGATGGAGCTACTTTACTTGGTGATACCATAATAAATGATGCAGCTCAAGCTAAATTGAAGTTTGGACCAGCTGGAACAGAACATGGTGCTAAATACGATGCAGCTGGATTTTTGCAATTATGGACTAAGTCAAATAATGATTTTAAGATATGTAATGCTGAAGATGGTACAGTCGTATTTAGTATTGATACTTCAGCTAAAGAAACAACTATTGCTGATGACTTGGTTGTCAATAACGATCTTACAGTAACAAATGATGCTACAGTTTCCAATGATTTAACTGTTACTAATGATTTAAATGTAGTTGAAGACATAACAGCCAAGAACTTAGAACTTAGTGTAAATGGTGTTAAATTGCCATCGTATGCAACTGGATCACTTCCAGCAGCATCTACTGTAGATGGTTATTTTGTTCACGATAGTACATTAAATAAGATAGTTAGATCAAATGGCACTACTTGGGATACAATGTAATGACAACTGGATATTCAAACGCAATAGACGAAATATATGGATTATTCAATGTAGCTTGGCTTGCTGGAACGACTGCTATTGTCGGCTATATACCGCAGATATACTGGCAAGGGAACGAAACTAATGATTTACCAGAGATAGATAAATATTACGTTAGATTTAATATAAAACCAGTGCTTGAGCAACAGAAGACGTTGTCTAATGTAGTTGACGGTATTGGCAAAAAGCGTTATAATAACGTGGGGATGCTATTTGCAAACATATTTACACCATTAAGTGATGTAACTCACATGGAGAAGGGTCGTTCTTTAGCTGAGTTAGGAAGAAATGCTTATCGTGGAAAGACAACAGCAGGTGGTATATTTTTTAGGAATGCTACAATCGAAGAATTTAGCCATTCTGATAAGTATTTTAATTTTAGAGTAGTCGCAGAGTACGATTATGATGATATTGGATAAAATAAGAAAACAATAAACAGGAGTAAATATAATGGCGAGCACAGATACAAAAGATTCCAATGCAACAGGATTGGCTATTGCAGAAGAATCAACACCAAAGGTACTTCCGGGTACACCCGATTGGTATGCAAAAGAGCCAAACAGTTATGCTGATTTTGGTGGCGAAATATCAACCGTAACTAGAGAGCCAATTAATCAATTACGACAAAACAAAAGAGGAACAACTACTGACCTAGATGCTAGTGGTGGTTTTAATGCAGACTATACTCAGAACAATCTTACAAGAGAACTTCAAGGTTTTATGTATAGAGATATTCAAGAAAAGTTTGGTACAAAACAAATGAATGTTGCACAGTTGCCAATTACATCAACAGATGGTACTGGTGGATATGTTGCAGCTAGTGGATTAGACGGATTTAAAGCAGACGATCTTGTTTTTGCTTCTGGATTTACTAATTCAGCTAATAATGGCTTGAGTAAAGTTACATCTGCAATCGCAGCATTGTTAGATACTGATAAAGCAACTGTTGTTGAAGCTTCGCCTCCAGCTGGTGCTAAAGTTGAAACTGTTGGATATGAATTCCCAACTAGTGACTTAGAATTAACTGTTTCTGGTGGATTAGCAACATTTACTTCAGCAAGTGTAACCATGACAACATTAGGTTTAGTTATTGGTGAGTATATCTTTGTTGGTGGAGATGTTACTGATACTTCATTTCCGGGTGGAGTTGGCTATTTCAGAGTAAAATCTGTTACAGCAACAACAATCGTTTGTGATAAAGCAACAGACTTAAAAGTAACTAGTTCTGGTACTGGTAAAGATATTCGTATCTTCTTTGGTAACTTTTTACAAAATGCTACAGCTGCTACAGATATTGTTTGTAGAACATATCAATTAGAAAGAACACTAGGTGATGATGGTTCTGGTACTCAGTCTGAGTATTTGACAGGTGCATACGCTAATGAGTTCAATCTTAATGTTAGTACTGCTGATAAGCTTACAGCTGACCTTAGTTATGTAGCAATGGATAATGAGCAAAGAACTGGAACAACTGGAGTTAAATCTGGTAACAGAATTCCAGCTTTAGGTGAAAATGCTATCAATACAAGTTCGGATGTTTATAGAAAGTCAATGGAAATAATTGACGATTCAACATTAGTTCCAGATACTTTATTCGCATACCTTAGTGAGTTCAATTTGAATATATCTAATGGTGTAACACCAAATAAAGCGATTGGTACATTAGGAGCGATTGGTATCTCTCTTGGTAACTTTGTAGTAAGCGGATCAGTTACAGCTTATTTTACAACTATTGCAGCTACACAAGCTGTTAGAAACAATACAGATGTTACAATTGACTGTATTTTTGCTAAAGAGAATGCCGGTTTAGTTTTTGACATTCCACTATTAGGTTTAGGTGGTGGTAAAGTTACAGTAGAAAAGGATGCTCCAATTACAGTACCATTGGAAAACCTTGCTGCTGAAAATGCAGATGGTTACACATTGGGTGTTACCGTATTACCATACTTACCAACGGTAGCAATGCCAGCGTAAGTTTCAATTAAATATTAACTTGGGAAGGTTAGTTATGAGTTTAGCAAGTAGATTTAAAACAGACAGTAAAGCAGCAAACGAAGGTATTTGGGTTGAATTCGAGGCAAATGATGATGGCTCAATACCTAAGTTTAAAATATCAAGAATGTCT